CTCTTTTCAATATATATTCGGAATAGAAATGCAATTCCCGACAATTGCATTTCCGCAGAATGCAATGCGGGGGCGGCGTGAAGAAAGGCGCCCTTTCCGTTGCGGCCACTAAGGGGCGGCTCGATGGGCTGCGCGCCTTGCGAGACGTGCTCACGTCGCAGATCGAGGACCAGGCAACGCCGCCGGCTGCGGTCGCTGCGCTCGCCGGTCGCCTGACGACCGTCCTCGACCAGATCGAGGCGCTCGAGCGGGAGCAGCCGCAGAAGTCGAGGGTCGATGAGCTCGCGAACCGCCGCAAGACTCGGCGTGCAGGCGCCCCGGGTGCTTCTGACGCCCCCGGGGATCGTGTCGACCGCCGGGCAGGAGGCCGCCGAGCTCGCTGAGCAGTGCGGCCTGGTGCTCGACCCGTGGCAGCGCCACATCGTCGACGTGTCCCTCGGCGAACGGGCCGATGGCTCGCTCGCCGCGCAGACGGTGAAGATCATCTGCAGCCGACAGAATGGAAAGAATGTCGGCCTGGAAGTCGTGCAATTGCACGACATTGTTCTGGCCGGTGTGTGGTGGATTCACACCGCGCACCACGGCGTGACGATGCGCGAGTCGTTCAGCCGTCTGTTCGGGCTCGTCGAGTCGTGCCGTGAGGTGCGCGACCGGATGACGCTGAAGTACGCGTCGCCGATGTCGGGCTACGAGATGCAATTCAAGGGCGGCGGGCGCATTCGCTTCATAGCCCGCACCAACAATTCGGGCCGTGGTCTTTCCGGCGACAAACTAGCGGTGGACGAGGACCAGGACGCGAACGACGCCGCCCTCGGCGCATTGTTGCCGACCATTTCCGCCAATTCGGATTCCGGCAATTCGCAGGCGTGGTATGTCGGTTCGGCGCCCGGTCCTTCGTCGTTCGTTTCGCACCGGATGCGCCAGCGCGGCCGCAAGCCGTCGCCGGGCGACGACCGGTTCGCCTACTTCGAGTTCAGCGCCGACCCGGCGTCGTCGCTCGACGACCGTGACGCGTGGGCGCAGGCGAACCCGCGGCTGGGCCGTGGCATGACCGAGGAGTTCATCGAGTCCGAACGCCAGTCGATGTCCGACGAGATGTTCGCCCGTGAGCGGCTGTCCATCTCGCCCGAGCTCGTCGACGACACCGACCGGGTGTTCGGCCCGGGCGTGTGGGAGGCCGTGTGCGCCGGCGACGTCGCACAGCCGGCCGCCGGCCTGGTGTTCGCCGTCGACACGAACCCCGAGCGCACCCGCACCGCGATCGCGGTGGCGGGCGGCGGCGGCACCTGTGGCCTGGTCGACGAACGTGAGGGCACGGCGTGGGCGCTCGACGAGCTCGTGCGCATCGCTCACAAGCACGACGCCCCGGTGGCTGTCGCAGCGAAGGGGCCGGCGGCGTCGATGATCCTGCCGCTCGAGCAAGCCGGGGTGCGTGTGCTGCCGGTGTCGTCGGGCGATGTGCCGGTGGCGTGCTCGTGGTTCTTCGACGCGGTGGCGTCGCGCTCGCTGCTCGTGAAACGCCACCCGGTGCTCGACGCCGCTGTGGCGAACGCTGCCCGCCGGGGCGGCGGCGACCTCTGGACCTGGGACCGTCGCCGTGGCGACGTGTGCTCGCTCGTCGCGCTGACGCTCAGCGCTTGGAAGGCATCCACGGCGGTGCCGCTGGTGGACATGGCAGGGCAGGTGTGGTGATGGACATGCTCACAACGCTGCTCGAGCTCGTCGGCCTGGCGGTTCTCTGTGTCGGGCTGGCGCTGATGTGGGCGCCGCTCGGCGTCGCCGCAGCCGGCGCCTCGCTCGTGCTGGTCGGCGCGATGGCCGGTGGCCGGTGAGTCTGTTCGCCCGGGAGCGCCGCACCGCGAACCTGGCGGCGCTCGGCGACGTCATCGCGTCGGTCGGCCGCACTCCTCGTGGGCGCGCGACCCGGGTGGTGAGCGACGAGACGGCGCTGAAGATCGCCGCGTTCACCGCGTGCGTGAACCTGCTGTCGCGCAACATCGCGACGCTGCCGGTGCACGCGTTCCGCAAGCAGGGTGGGACGCGCGTCGAGCTCGACCCGGCGCCCGCGCTGGTCGTGTCGCCGTCGGCAATCGTGTCGCGCACGACGTGGCTCGAGCAGATCATGCGGTCGCTGCTGATGCGCGGCAACGCGTACGGCTACGCCACCCAGGTCGACGCGTTCGGGTGGGCGACGAAGATCGAGATGCTGCACCCCGACTCGGTGGTCGTCGAGCAGGTCGACCAGCTGTCGCCGCTGCGCTACTTCCGTCGCGCGCCCGGCTCGCTCGTCGAGCTCGACGCCGCCCGGGTGATGCACGTGTCGGCGTTCAACATGCCGGGCTCTGCGGTCGGCCTGTCGCCGGTCGCGTACATGGCGGCGACGCTCGGCCTTGCTGCCGACGCGATCGACTACGGCGCCGAGTTCCTTGGCGGCGGCGGGCACCCGACGAGTGTTCTCACCTCCGACGCCCCGCTCACCGAGGACCAGGCGACGCGCGCCAAGCGCCGGTTCCGTGAGGCGACCGCAGGCGACCGCCTCGCAGTGCTGGGCGGCGGGTGGAAATACCAGCCGGTGCAGATCTCGCCGCGGGACGCGCAGATGCTTGAGTCGCGGCAGTTCTCCGCGGTCGAGATCTGTCAGTTCATGGGTGTGCCGGCGTCGAAGATCGGCGCCGCCATGTCGGGCACGTCGGTGACGTACGCGAACCGTGAGCAGAACCAGCAGGAGTACGCCGCGGATTCGCTGCTGTGGTGGGCGACCAACGTGGAAGAGGCGTGGTCTGCTCAGCTGCCGCGCGGCCAGTTCGTGCGCCTCAACATGGACGTGCTGCTGCGCCCGGACGCGAACACCCGCTCGGTGATCCTCGACCGTCAGCTGCGCAACGGCACGCTCAACGCCGACGAGGCCCGTGCGCTCGACGACCGTCCACCTCTGCCCGGGGAGCAGGGGCAGCTGTTCATCTGGCCGCCTATCGCTCCCGCCGTCCTACCGGACGGCTCTCCTGCGCCTGCTTCACCTGGGGGAACCGGCGGCGGCTCGCCGTCGTCGGCAGGCAATGGCGTCGCGGCCGACGACGCCGCATCCGCCTGAGCTGCCGCCGAGTTGCTGCAGAAGGGCTACCTGGCAGTCGACAAGGCGATCACCGCCGACGAACTGCGCAACCTTGCCAATCGGGTCGGGGCGAACTTCGACACGAGCAGGCCATTCCCCACAGGAGGCGCGCCCGGTGCGTGATCTTCGCAACCTGCCGACGGTCGTGCTCGACCGCATCCGCGACGCCTACGGCGCCGACGTGCTCGACGAGCGCCACCGCGGCTTCGACATCGACTACCGCGGCCGCACCCTCGAGCACCGTGCGAACCTCGGTGTGGAGCTCCGCGCCGCCGACGGCGAGGACCCCGGCCTGACCGGCTACGCCACCGTCTACGACCACCCGTACGACATCTGGGGCGGCCCGGACCGTGGCGGGTTCACCGAGACGATCGTGCGCGGCGCGGCCGACAAGTCGGTCGCCGAGCACGACGACGTGTTCTTGTTCTTCGACCACGCCGGGCTGCCGCTGGCGCGCACGGCGTCGAAGACGCTGCTGCTCGAGTCCGACAAGATCGGCCTGTTCAGCGAGGGCCGGCTCGACAGCCGGTCGCCGTACAGCATGGAGATCGTGCATCGCGTCGAACGCGGCGATCTCGACGCCATGTCGTTCGCGTTCCAGGCGACCCGCCAGGAATGGAACGCCGACTACACCGAGCGGTTCATCACCGAGGTGCGGCTCTTCGACGTCAGCGTCGTGTCGTTCCCGGCGAACCCGGCGACGGTCGTGCAGATGAAGCGCACCACCGAACCCGCCCCCGCTCCCGGCGGCATGCCGCTCGGCCTCGCCCGAGCGATCGCCGCTTCGCTCTGACCCCCGGCTGACGCCGGGCGCCACGCCGCATGCCACGCCGGACCCGCTCGCGGGCACCACCTGGCGTGCACCTGTCGCCCACCTCGCCGACCAGCAACCACCCACAACGTCCCGAGGAGGACACCACTGTGAAGCTGATCGACAAGATCCGCGCCGACATCCGCGCCGCGCTCGACGAGCGTTCCGCTGCCGACTCCGAGGTGAAGGCCATCGTGGCCGCCGCCGAGGCGCGCGGCGAGGACCTCAACGCCGACGAGGCCGCCCGGTTCACCGAGGCCCGTGCGAAGGTCGCCGACATCGACGTGCGCGTCGCCGGGCTGCGCGAGCGCCTCGACGTGCTCGCCGCCGACGAGGAGGCCCGTGCGGCCGCCGAGCGCGTCGCGGCCGAGGTCGGCCGCTTCGAGCCGCAGCTGCGCGGCGCGAAGGCCGAGCGCACCTACCGCCCCGACACCGACCCCCGCGGCGCGCAGTTCCTGCTCGACGTCGCGCGCTCGTCGGTGTTCGCCGGTTCCCCCGACTGGGAGGCGCAGCAGCGCATCGCCCGGCACATGAGCGAAGAGCGCGTCGAGCGCGGCGCCTCGTTCGAGTCCCGTGCCGCCGGCACCGGTGCGTTCGCCGGTCTCGTCGTCCCGCAGTACCTCGTCGACTACGTCGCCCCGGCCGCGGCCGCAGGTCGTCCGTTCGCGAACATCTGCAACCAGCACCCGCTGCCCCCGACCGGCATGTCGGTGAACATCTCGCGCGTCACCACCGCCACCTCGGCGGCCGCACAGACCGAGAACAACGCAGCGTCCGAGACCAACATCGACGACACGCTGCTGACGGAGAACATCTTCACCGTCGCCGGCCAGCAGACCCTCAGCCGCCAGGCGATCGAGCGGGGCACCGGCACCGAGGACGTCACGCTGAACGACCTCGTGCGCCGCTACCAGACCGCGCTCGACAGCAAGCTGCTGAACGACGCCACGACCGGCCTCACGAACGTTGCGCAGGCGAACACCTACACCGACGCGTCGCCGACCGCCGCCGAGCTCTACCCGAAGGTCCTCGGCGCGCAGGCCGCCCTCGAGGCCGTGATGCTCGACCAGGGCGTCGGCGACCTGTACGCCGTCATGCACTCGCGCCGCTGGGCGTGGATGCAGTCGCAGGTCGGCTCCACCTTCCCGTTCATCGGCCAGCCCGGCTACGCCCCGGAGCTCGGCGGCGCGAACTTCGCCACCGGCTACGGCCAGGGCGTGCGTGGCGTGCTGCCGAACGGCATCCGGGTCATCGTCGACAACAACATCGCGACGAACCTCGGCGCCGGCACGAACGAAGACGAGATCTACATCGTCAACGCCTCCGAGCTCCACCTGTGGGAGGACCCGACGGCGCCGATGCTGATCCGCACCGAGGCCGCCGTGGCGGCGTCGCTCGGCGTGCTGCTCGTCGTCTACGGGTACGCCGCGTACTCGTTCCGCCGGTACACGAACGGCCATCAGAAGATCAGCGGCACCGGCCTGGTCACCCCGACCTTCTGACCCTGACGGCCCGCACCCGCACCCGCACCGGGTGCGGGCCGTCTCGGCTCGCCCATCGAGGAGAACCCGATGTCCAACGTGAGGGCTACGTGCGCCGCGGCCGCATGGACCGTGTCGCCCAGGTCGACGCCGAGCTCGCCCGCTTCGGCGTCAAGGTCGACGCCGAGCCGCCGGTCGAGCGGCGCGGCCGCCGCAAGCCGGACGCCTGATGGCCGACTACACGACGTTCACGGCGATCGACGCCCGTCGCGGCAACCGCCTCGACCCGGCCAAGACGTCGTTCGTCGAGGACAAGATCACCGTGGCGTCGCGCGCCATCGACCAGTGGTGCGGCCAGCAGTTCGCTCCCGAGGCGACCGCGACGGCGCGCACGTTCCGACCGCGCAGCACCGAGCTGTGCGCCACCGACCCGTTCTGGACGACCACCGACCTCGTCGTCGCGGTCGACAACGGCGACGACGGCACGTTCTCGACCACGCTCGCCTCGACCGCTTACGCGCTCGACCGGTTCGGCGGCGACATGGCCGACGTGCTCGGCGCCCCCTACGACACGATCGAGGGCATCGGCGCGCTGTTCCCGGTGCGATCGCGTCGCGGCCGCTCGGTA